AAAAGTGATTGAATAAGAGACTGTGTTAATGGAATAATAACATGATTTGCTTGATTTTCTTCATCGGAGGAATCGTCCCAATCCTCCCAATACAGCTCATGTTGGTCCATTCGTCAATATGATACTGTTAGATAGTACCATATTGTTTTAAGCAGGTAGAACAAATAATTTAATACGACCTTCATTGTGTTGAATAATGCCTGCTATTTGACCCTTCGCATTCACAAGAAGATGCTGTTTGACCCAAAGAGGTTCCATCGTATGGCGGTCTTTCATTTTTTGTAGAATCGTAGGCATCGTTCCTGGAATCACTGTCATTCGTTGTTGACGATGAACCGCACAATATTCCGAATGATACGCCACCGATTTTCTACAAAAGGATGTAATTTCTCCATGCTGAACATACGCCTTACACTGATTGGTTTCTGCCTGAGAGTCTTGGATGATGACTTTAAGAGAATCCGCAGAAGGAAGAACACGTTTTTGTAGCTCTTTCTCTGGAACACCAAGCCGCTTTGCAATTTCTCCAATGTACCTCTTAGACTGAGCAAGTAAGACCGATTCCAAATTCTCCCATAAAATTCGTGGAACTTTGTATTCAAGCGTCATTTTCTACTATTTCATTTCATATCTAGGTTCGTCAATTTTCATATTGGCTGCCGTATGTAATGTCATACTATTTTTAATAGTTCTACGTGACTGGGTTCGATTTTTTCCATTGCTTACATGTACACTATTTTCATTTCTTCGTGTACTATTTCCAAGATAAGGCTCATACGTATCGGACAATGAATTAAAAAAAGATGTGACACGCTCTTTTACTTTATCAAATAGTTCATCATTTGCAAATTGGAAGAAATGTAATTTAATGTAGTATTTCGGATGATCATAGCGATTCGGTTTATCAAATAATAATAAATGGATTTTACCGATAGGTTCGGCTTTTGTGTCGCCACGTCGTCGTATGATAATATCGGTATTATATTTACGTCCATAATCATAGGATGCCACGATGTCATCAGAAATACCATTTATTGTATCAAGTAATTTCTTTCTGTCGGACTTCTGTTTAAGGCGAAAATGAGTGTGAGGTTGTGCCTGGACGTGTCCCATTTTTTTGAGATACTCTTGAACCACCACCGTTTCTTGTTTCTTGGACGCCATTCTATTGACTACTCCTTTTTAAATGTCCAAAGGTGTAAAATCATAGTACTTAAATTATCTTATCTGGTAGATAAGGTAAGTATTATGGAAACTCCTCAAAATTCAATATGGGGTCCTGAGCTATGGACCATTCTTCATTCCTCAGCAGAACGAATTGGCTCAAAATCATTAAGTCGCCTACCAGGCGAAGAATTACGCATCTGGAGCACACTTCTAAGTAGTTTGCGATATTCCCTTCCATGTCCTCAATGTAAAAGACATTATACCGACTACTTTTCTACACATCCTATGCCACAATGGAATAAGAATACAATGCGTCGTTGGTTATATGAACTTCATCAGCGTATCAATGAGAGAAATGGGAAAGAAAATGTATTAACCATAGAACAAGTAGAAGCGCATTACAGTCAACCCTTTCAATTTACACGTCATGTTGGCACAGTACGAACTCAAATGATGGCAGCGATTCATTTGAAATGGGTAGAACGTATTGATATACAACGAACCCTGCGCACTCTCGAAGAACTAAAACGATTTTATGATTTCTTCTAAGACACAGGAAGAGGAGCAGGAATCGGCACACAAGCAATCGGTCCATTCTGTATGGCACTTGGAGCAAGAATACGATTAGCAATACCAAAAATATCAGATAGGCGACCTTGTCCCACTTGGCTCAATAGATCATACCAGTAATAACCAGCTGTTCCAAATCCTGCGGCAGTAAGAAGGATTCCAACCCATTTTTCGCAGCCAGTATACGCTCGGAACCACAGAACAATCAGAGCAAATAGAATGATAGAAATGAGAGCCATCATCGCTTGTCCCTTTCGTTTCTTTATTTTCATTTCTGTATCAGATGTATTCGGTAGATTCAATGATGCTGAACTGGTCGTGTCTGCGAGATACAATTGTAACGCATTGCAAATCATATATCCCATAAAAAAAGACACCATTGCCATCCACTCCGATGAAATCACCACCTCCAACTCCCCATTATCTTTTGTCAAATAAGGTATGACTAATTTACATACATCTCCTACTGGTGTCTTAAAATAGGGGATTTCTAACCAGTCTCCTGGTTGTTTTATACTCGTACCAAATAGGGGTGCGATGTAATATACAATATAATGTCCAGCATTCCATATGATGGGAAGAAATCGGTTCACGACCCATGAACCTAATGGTGCTAGAACGAGAAAACCGATGAGAAAGAAAAGAATCGCATAATTGGAAGTAAATAATCCGAGGAGTAACATTGTCCCACCAAGTGTAAAGGGTAGACTTTGAAGACCTCCGTACAGAAAGACATGAAGGTCTGATATAATACCTCTTAATGTATCCTGCATTCTAACCTATTTATGATTTATTATTTATTTCCAGTGGATGGGTCAGCGGAGCAGACATAAATGGGGGAACCATTCGCAGCTTTCTCTGATAAATAAGGCAATCCGAGAAAATTTATAGCTTCTTCACCAAATAGAAGAACATTTAATTTAAAAAAAGCAAATCCAAAGACAATGGCAAAGAGAAATGCGATTGTCATTTCGGAAATGCTTTCTTCACATGAATAGAGGCGCGCCAAGATAAAGGTGGCAATCACAGCACTAATAAAGAAATAGGCGGTTTTACTACGTCCTGTCCATTCGGAACCCATTGCCTCAAATGTATCGGAAAATTGGTAGGTAGATAATCCTAAATAGGTGCCAATGGACGTAATAGAATAAATCGCATAAGAGGGATATTGGTTATGCATAAACATGCGTTGTACATCCAATTGTGGTGTTTTAAATCCTGCACGACATTTCATATTGGATTCGGTAGTAGTCCGGGATGAAGGACCGAATGTTTGTGTCATGATCCATGACAATAATCGATGCGATAAAATCGTTTCAAAAATAAAGAACGAAAAGATTCCATAGGATAGATTTTGTGTAATCACATATAAAAGCAATGATCCAAATAAGATAGAATCAGGCATCAACGAATAAAGTTCAATCACTGGTGAAAGTATCATCTCACTCAAAAAATGATTTGTCGTGGACGATTCTTCCTTTGCGACTGTCTTTGACATCTCTATTCCAATCAAATATAAAGCATTGGCACGTTCTTTTTATAAAGAAAAACATGGGCATTCCATCTTATTATAAAAAACTCGTGGATACAGTGGATGGTCTCGTTGTACGACGACATCCAGACGAAAACGTAGATTGGCTTTTTATGGATTTTAATTGTCTTATTTATCATTGCCTCTACCAAAAAGATATGCCCGTGTATCCTGGTGCCACAGAACAAGAATCATGGGAAGCAGACTTCATGGAGAGAATTGTACAATATGCTCTCCATGTCATTCACCGCGTTCAACCCACAATCGGTGTCTATCTTGCCATTGATGGCGTTGTTCCCATGGCAAAAATGCGTCAACAACGACTCCGCCGATTTAAATCCGTATGGCTCTCCTCACATTCTACTGAAACTCGTAGTAAATGGGACACCAATGCCATTACCCCTGGAACAGCCTTTATGAAGAAGCTTCGCACTCGCCTGGAACAAATGATAAAAGATCCTCATCCATGGACAGGACGTTTCAGTTCTAGTGATGAACCTGGCGAAGGGGAACACAAAATCATGACACAATGGCGAACAGGCAACTATCAAGGAAACATAGCGGTCTATGGACTCGATGCCGATTTGGTAGTTCTGTCTCTTCTCGGTCGCGCCACATGCCCTTCCATTAAAAAAGTATGGCTCTTTCGTGAAGAAATAGAAGCAGGCACCATTGTCTATGAAGACGGTTCCGCATGCTTTGAATGGTTCTCCATTCACTCGCTGTCTGAATGGTTGTCCTCCGCCTATCCCTTAGAGGACAAACAGACATTCATCTTACAATATTGCTTCGCCATGTCCATCTTAGGAAATGATTTCCTACCCAGTTCTCTCGGACTAAAAATCCGAGAAGACGGACATGCTGAACTTTTAGCTGTACTTCATTCCCTTATGGAGCAAGGACATCATCTCATTTGCGTTACATCCCATGACATTGTCTTACACGCCCTCCATGCTCTCTTTACTACTCTCGCAAATACAGAAGCCATTCGTATTCAGAAATACATCAGTAAAAAACAATCTCTTGCCTATCATACTGGCGATTTGCTACTCCTCGGAGAAAACAACTGGCCACTTCACCACGTAGAAGAATCACTTTTAATGGACGGACGTCAATTGTCACCCCAGTGGCAACAGAAATACATGTCTTCTTTCCTCGGACACACTTATGATAAGTGGGGAAAACAAAAAGTATGTAAAGAATATTTGTATGGAATTCAATGGATATGGTCGTATTATATGGGAAAGGATGTTTGTTTTAATTGGTTTTACCCATTCTCCGTGCCGCCTCTGTGGGAATGGATTCGCGATGTTCTTATCGTGAATCCGTTGCCTTCTTTTCCTGAGACGATCTATGTGCGCGCAAATGATATTCATCCCGTGGAGCAATTGGCGCTTGTGCTTCCATTGGAAAGTTGGGATTTGATTCCACCGTGTAAAGAAAAACAATTGCCATTGATTGCGCCACAATTATATCCTACACAATTCTCATTTGATTCTGTGGGAAAACGTTTCTTTTGGGAATGTGAATCTATGATTCCAATTCCTAGTATCATGGAAATAAAGAAAATGATACGTGAATTATGCTAGAAATACATAGTTGCTTCGTTCACTTTTATCAAATAAAATATGAATCACCTCGACTCTGTCTCGATGTTCAGGATATTCCTTCATAAAGGCATCGATCAATTCATCCGTTTCATCATGATCCGAAAGAAAAGTCAATGAACAGTTGTGCTTTTTTACTAACTCTAATTTATTCATGGTTTCGATAAGTGCTGTTGAACGAGCAGTATAGCTAGTTGCATCATCTACATCCATCTTTGAAAAATCCCAAATGTAATCCAATGTTGGAAAGAACTGTTTATGACGAAAGCTGCCTGTTTTCGATAGGACATTTGGTAGAACATTTCCATCTGTATCCAATAACAAAAGTGGAGTATTTGAAAAAAGGATCACAATATTATCTTTTCTTAGTAAATTTCGACATACATCATCCGTCATCTTATCATTTTTTGATGCAATCACCAATGATATTTTCTTATCGGTTGCACATGGTGGAATGTCTTTTTGGTTAATGATCTCCCTGCGCCATAATCCTGCTTGGAAATAATAGGAATCTACTCCTGCCCCCTGAAACTGACTATATAATTGATACATATCCTCATATGATTCATCTTGATGGGATTCATCTTGATGGGATTCATCTTTATCC